AAGTACAGTTATCTTCGTGATGATTGATGGAGTACATAAAGAAGAAATCAGAGAAATTAAAGAACTTAAATCTTTATAATCCTAATATTTCTATCTCTGCTTTTGTAGGGGTAAAGTTACCATTTTCAATGTTCCTTTGGATGACATCTACTGGTGTAGCAGATATAGCATTAGGAAGTATAGAATGGTTACATCTATAACCTCCAGCATAAACAAATATAGTCTTACTGTCAGTTGCTGGTATTTTACCATCCCATTGCTTTAAATCTCCCCAAGCTTCTACTTCTTTCTTATGGTAGTAATTTCCGTTACGAGTAATGCAAAATTGTCTTGAATCTTCAACAAGGCCACCTCTATAAGCATACCATTCTACATCTAAGTCTTGAGCTATGTTATTAGTATATCCTCTGTCAGCTACTGCGAAGGTATCAAAAGCCATTTGTTTAGCATAACGATACAATCTACCCTCTAACTTGTTTCCGTTGATTGTACCGCCTTGTATGGCTTGACTGATAGCTTTAACTGTCTTACCGTAGGCATCTCCAGCAACTACTGCATCAGTTAAGATATTCTTTACTGGATTGTATAAATTAGAAGTCAAATAAGCTTGACCAGCCATTAATTCAAATGCTTGTTTACGACTTACCTCTAATGCCTTTAAGTTAAACGAAGATACCTCAAAATCTCCAAATGCTTTCTTAAAGAAATCATCAGTTATTTTTGCTTGTTCATCAAACTCTTTTAAGAATACTGAAGTAAGCGAAAGGTACTCTGAAGCCTTAAATATCTTTTGTAAGTCATCATTAATATCTTCAATAATTGATAGGTTAGCTTGAGTTCTTTTTATGTTTCCGTTCTCATCCCTCTTTAGGTTTTCTAAAGAATCCAACATCTCCAACATAATCTCCTTCTGCGTATCTTTTATACCATTGGTGTATGCAGTTGGAATATCATCTAACCTTGATAATTTAAGCTTTATGATTTCTTCTAAAGTCATTATTGAATCATTGAATCAATACCTTGTACAGAAACATTATTACTTTCAGTTATTTGTGTAGCTTTTAATTTAGCCATATCAATTATCTTAGTCTTTTGAACTTCGAATGGTTGAGTTAAGAAGTCTGGTTCTAAAGCAATCATCTGGTCAACGAATGACATAAATGAATCGTGTAAGATAACTTCCCATCTTTCTGCAAGACCTTTAGCTTGTCTTAACATAACCTCATCGCCACTTAAAACTAATAACCTATCTGTATTAATCATCAATTCATAAACAGCAGTTGTTTTAGCATCTGTGTAGAATACTGATTTTAAGTATCTAAATATCTCTGCGTGAATCAATACTGCTGGAACTTGGTTCTTAACCATTTCCGAGATAGTCATTAAAATATCTCTTTCAGTTCCAATATCAAAGCTTTGTGGATATGCAATAGAAGGCTTTACATAATCATCCTTGTAACGCATCCATCCAATAGCATTAATGATAAACTCAAATGTTTCAAATGCAGTATGTGCAATAGGCATAATAAATGCAAATGCAGCTTTATTGTCTAATACAGTTCCAGTAGCAGTCATATTCTCATAACCCTTAATATCAGAGCTTGAAGTCTGCAAGTGAAGAATCTTACGAGCCTTCATCTCGGTTTTGTCAATAGATTCCTCTAAGAATTGTAAAGTATGAACCTCTGGAGAAACATATTTTAATGGCTCTTGAGAAGAACGCAATTCACTTTCATTTTGTCCTCTAACTTCTGGCTTAATTAACATTGTTTCCAATGGGCCTAAACGAGAAACTAAACCAACTCCATGGCAATTAGAACAAGTGTGAGAATGATAGTTACCATCTTCATCATTGAATCCTATGATACCATCACTACATCTATTTCCATTTTCTTCAAACTCACAAATATCTCCCAACATAATTGTAGCTGGGAATACGCATTTAGCAATACTTGCTTGTTTGTAAGCACTATTCTGTGCAACTAAGTCTAATAAGTCAGTAGCAAATAAGAAAGGAGATTGCCATAATACTTTACCTTCGTAAACTACTGGAATACCTCTTAAACGAGTAGCTGGGACTTTACCCCAACCGTGATTGTAAAATAAAGTAATCTCAAATTGATTATCTACATATTTACCTACTTGTTTACAAAACCAAATATTTTGGTTATCATAAAACTCATAGATTCTACCTTTTTCTCTTTTACTTCCGTAATATTCTACAATAGATTTTTCTTCTGATTCTACAATACAACAATTTGTATCAAATCCAACTACTTGTCTTGATGTAAAATAATATGGTTGTGGCTCAATAAGTTTATTTGAATCTAAAACATATCCACCATTTTCATCTTCAAGCATTTCAAGAGAATCTGGTCTAATAGCAATAACTCCCATTGCATCTTTTAATTGCAATGCAAACATCACTTGTTTAAAGAATGATTCTAATGAACCATAATCTCTAATGTCATTATCTAAATATTTTTGGAATGTTAATCCAGCTTGTTCGTATTGTGGTGCATCTAAACCAAAGTGAATACTCCAGTTTTGGTCGTGTGTTGCACGAAGTACAGTATTTAAGAAATCAACAAATACTGGTTGCGTAACATTTTTATAGTTATCTTGCATCCAACGAGCTGCTTGTTCAGTTTGATTAGGTGCTCTCTTTGCAAACAATCTTGCTGGGAAACAGTTTTTCTCACTATGAACTCTAATAGCTTCATAATCTTCAACTGATTCATCATAGCCTTCAAAATAGTCTGGTAGTACATCTATGTATTCGCTACCAAATAACATAGCTACATCACTATTGTAAGCTCTTTGTTTGCGTTCTCTCTCTGCTTCAATAGCAAGAGCAGAAACACGCTTAATCTTAGCTGCAATTTCTTCTATACTGTACATCGCTTATGCTGCTATTTTACTTCCTTTGTAAACCATTTCTTCGTGAGATGTACTCATACATCCTTTACCCTTACGACAATTAGTGATACTGGGTCTAACTAAATAAGTTTTAGTTTTAGGTTTTTTGATTTTCTTAGCCATTGTAATTAGATTTAAAACATAAAATATCATATTGTTCTCCTTCCATTGGGAGATTTGCATATAAGTTTCTACAAAAATAATCTAATTTATCAAGAAAATCGAATATATCTTGTGGTTTTTTCCCAAATTTCTCTAAAGTTCCTTGGTTTATTTCAATTAACATCAAAGGTTGAAATTTCTTTATGGTTTCAACAGCCCCTTTTAATACATCTAATTCCCATCCTTCGCAGTCTAATATCATAAAGTCCATAGAATCTAACTTGAGTGAATCAAGTGTTATAACATCTATTTGAGAGCCTTCTACACATACACTTGCACCTACATTCTCATTTTTGTTAATATCTACTTTGCCCTTTTTAGAGCCAATAGCACAATTAGCTAAAGTAACATTATCCCAATATTGAGAGTTATGCTCAAGGCATTCAAATGCTTCTGGGTTAGGTTCAAATGAAATAACCCATTTACCTAAGTCTTTTAGGAAAGCTGTATTATCCCCTATAAAAGCACCTATCTCTACTATGCTCATATCTTTACGAAGATAGTATTTAAGCTCTTGTGCTAATGATTTGTTGTGGATTAATGAATTGTGTTGCTCAACCCATTTACTAATGTGAGTGTCATTTTCTAAAACGGCCAAATCGTTTCTTAGGATTTTCATAAATGTTTGTTTAATTCTTGTTTATCTTCTTCGGTTAGTCCACTCCAACTCCAAAATTGTCTTACTGGATGATGTGGAATAGAATCTCTTGTATTGATAAAGTTATACTTTTCTTGCTCATATTCAAAAGCATAAGCACCTATAACATTAAATTCGCTGAATTGCCTATTTTTAGCCGTTTTAAGCTGATTTAAGAATCTATCTGAATAACTTAACCATAATCCAACTAAAGTGCTTCTATGGTACACTAATCCGTTCCTACGCATAAACTCATATTTGACATCTAAGCCAGTTGCTTTATCAGTAGCTTCCTTCCAAAACATTACTTCTGGAATATCCTCATAAGGGGTCATTAGCATATTTGGTTTACCATCAGTAAAGAAATCCTCTGGCTTTGTAGGCTCTGTAAATATACAATCAGAATCCATAAATAAAATGAACTTTGAATCAGTATAATCAAAAGCCCTTAGCTTAATGTATTGTTGGTATAAATAACCATCAAAATTAGGCCTACAATAATGTACAACCTCTTTGGTTAGTCCCCAAGATTCAATCTCGGATTTGCAATCCCAGTCTGCAACAATTAACACTTCAAACCCACTACCATACTTATCTATTGATTTAAGACAGTATTTAAGCCATTTAAGGTCGTTCTTCCAAGTCTTTATAAATATTACCATTTAACATTATTTAATATTATCATTTAACATTTTCCATTATGTGAGAGTAAATTATATTGTTTAGTTGCATTATGCTTCTTGCTCTTACATTGTGCAAATGTTTAAACTCGTGTCCTAAAACTTCCCACTCTTGCATAGAGTATTGTGTGTTGTGAAGTCTATGGAAAGCAAATGGTTCTCTAAGATACTTAACTGGGATATTAGCCTTCATAAGTGAATAAGGAACATGATAATCCCACCAACAAGCTCCAATAGCAAACTCTGACCTCGGTATCAAATCTATGTAATTTTTATGAATAAAGAATACATCTATACCGCTTTCGAATACTTTATTATCGTTTATGTCATTTAGAAAATCTCTCCTTTTAACAATAGTTGCTCTATGTGGTAAATTCTCAATAATCTTTGGAAGTAATATCCAACTATCGTTTAGGATAATATCAGAGTTAATAAGACAAATGTCTGTATCTTCTTGACTTCTCGCAAAGTCTAATAAAGTATCTAAATAGATTAAAGGCCTACCAAACTTATGCTCCCCACTTATGCTTTCTATGAAAGTTATATTCTTGTAGTTGTCTTTGAGAATAGCAATCTCATTAGTGTTATTAAAAGAATAAACCCTTAAACCTAAATTAGTCCAAGAGTTTATAGCAAGTGCTTGTACATCTTCGTTGATGTGTTTTGGGGAAATTGATGTTAATGCAATCATTTGAAATTCAAGTGTTTGTCTGTCATTATGTAAGGAACTTTATAATCGTGAGCTATGCCTTGGTTAGAACAATATACTCTCATAATCCTATCATAGTAGTCTATGTATCTTTGTTTAGTTTCTTTCCTACCTATTCCATTTCCGTAAAGCGAAAGTACATAAAATTTTTCTCCTAATTCAGTATAACTTTCTGGAGCATAATAATTACCAAAGAATATAGGCTTAATGTCTATTGTTGGGTCTATGCCCATTTGTGCAAATGTAGCACTATAAAACAACTCATCTGGAATAGTTCCTCCCCAAGTTACAATCTTATCTAAGCTAATACCTTCCTTGTAGTTAGCTTCAAGCTTCTCAAAGTATTCCTTACATTCGTTCTTTTTAATGTACATAAACGAAGATTGGATTGCTGGTAATATAGCATCATCATCAAGTTTAAACCTTTCCCATATAACAGCATTAGAAGCCCAAATAGAGTATCTAATCTCATCAAACTTACCACCAATGCCCATAACCTCTGTTTGGATTGGTTTATCAATTTGACTTAACTTGTCAATTAATGGTTGTAGGTCTTGTAACGCACATCCATCAACATCCAAGATAAGATTCTCATCGTAAGGCAAATAGTTATAAATAGCAGTCTTATAGAGTGCTGGGTCTATTCTATTAGTATAGAATTGTTCTTTTGGTATTTCTATTAGTTCATCAAAGAGAGCTATTTTCTCTGGAGATAGATACTTAAAGATTTCTCTATCAAAAGCAAAAGCTACTTTAATATCTTTGTTGAAGTTCTTAATAGATAAACACATATTAAATGCTGCGTAAGCATATCCTTTTCTGCCGAAAGCAGATAATAAAATTCCTTTAGTCATAAAGTTTAATAAAAAAAGGGGCTTTTTAGACCCCTCTTTAAGTGTTAAGCGAAAACACCAGCAGGTTCATTGTACATAGCTGGGTCAGTTTTAGCTGTCCAAGTAATTGTTCCTTCAAATCTTTGTAAGTCAGTATTGTTAGCTGGGCCGATAAGTCCACCAGTAAAGGTAACTGAACTATCTACCCAATAAACATAACCGTTTCCATTATCAGTTTCTGAACACATACGAATAATCAATCCACCAAATACTTTACCTCTAAAGATTGGAGCGTGAAACTCCACATTAGTAGGATTAACATTTTGGTTTTTATACATACCAGTTCTGGTGTAGTTTACAGTTCTTGGAGGCTGACAAGCCACTAAGGTATCAACTGTTACAGCAGATGGTGCTTCGATTGAAAACGATGCTTCAGTAACTAAAGTAGCTGTTCCGTTTGCTAATGCAGCGTTTACTTGAGTTGCATTGCTTGGGTCAGTAATTTGATGGTTACACTCTAAAAGAATTGCTTGGTCAAAACCACCTAAAAGAATTTCATTACATTCGTTAAGAACATAAGCATCTAAAGGGTCGCATCCGTAATTTGAGCAATTATACATAATTTAACTTCTAAAAGTTTTATTACCCTATTCTTTAATGCCTTAGAGTATTTATGGCACATAAACATCGCAATGCAAATATACTAATTTTAAGGACAATTATAAGACCTATTGACAATATATTCTCCTTTAGGTAATAGGGTTATTGTTCCAGCAGCAAGTCTTGAATTTTTATCCCAAGCTGGGTTTAATTCAGTTTCTTCAGCAGAACACATTTCAACACCATCATATTCAATGTTGCTTATACCAGCCATAGATGCCATTCTATCCCATATAAACTCTGGGGAAGCTTCAATAGAAAAATCCCAAGTCTTTCTAAATTTTATAGAATTTATAAATGATACATCTCCATTTAAAGATTTGCTAAAGTCAGACCTAAGATAACTTGGATTTTGTCTTGCTGCATTGATTCTCATTCTATTCTTAAAACCAGAAGCATAGTTAATACCTTGAGCAAAATCTTCATTATCATACCAAACTAACTCTTTTGAGCAAGGGTCAAGTTCC